GCTCCAATTTCCATTTTCATCGGTATACATGCAGCCATTGGCATATTGCAGGAGTTTGTTGGCAAGTACCGCGGCTGTCATTGCTTCAACAACTTCTCCATCGGGCAGCTCGGCCAAGAGGCTTTTCTCGAAGTCCTTGTACTTGCGCAGCGCCTCCGGCTCCATTTCCACGCGCTCAATCAAGTCGATGCGCTCAGGCAACTCAAGATAATCTTCCGCGCTCATGTAAATGGCGTGCGGTGCCATCAGATCTTGGATCTTCTGCGCCGACCCCTCACGCGGCGTGAACTTGTAGCCCATGTAGTCACTTTCGAAAAACCGCTGCTTATATGCAGTCATTGTGCGACCCAGAGCCTGCCCGAAGTCGACCATGTACATCTGCGCCCAGACGTCCAGAAGGCCGTTTGGCGAGGGCGTGCCGGTCAAGAGCACCATGTAACTGGTGTAAGGCAAGATCCGGCGCATGGCGCGAAATCGTTTTGATGACGGGTTCTTGAACGACGAGCTTTCGTCAATCACAACCATGTCAAAGGGCCACTTGGTCTTGTAGAAGTCGACCAGCCAGTCGACGTTCTCGCGGTTGATCACGTAGACGTCGGCGTCGCTCTGCAGGGCAGCGAGGCGCTGCTTGCTGCTGCCTGTGCAGACGCTCACACGAAGGTGCCTGAGATGTCGCCACTTCTGCGTTTCCTGCGCCCAGACACTATTGGCGACGCGCAGGGGCGCAACGACCAGTACCTTGTTTACAACAGCAGCGCCGCTCAAGTCAGCGATGGCCGTGAGCGTCGAGGCTGTCTTGCCGAGGCCCATCTCAAGGAAAAGCCCGCACCGCTGTTTCTCGATGATGAAATCAACCGAGCGGTTTTGGTAGTCGTGCAGGTCAGTACGGGAAAGCATCGACATCATCCATGTTGTCGATCACGCGCACGTCGCAGCCCAACGCGCGGCGTCGCGCATGATCACGTTGCTGCGCTTCGGTCGGCTTGTTGCCCGGCGCTTTCAGCTCCACGAAGATAATTTTACCGCCGGGAAGCGTCACTATCCGGTCGGGCACGCTGCGGCGTCCGGGCGACACGAATTTCTCGCATGTGCCGCCCAGCTCCTTCACGCGATAGACCAACGCCATTTCGATCTGTTTTTCACGCATCGATGCACCTCATGGCTTCTTCGATGAAGATCTGCGCGAGCGGGGCAACGATTGCATTGCCGTAACCGCGCAATCGTCCCACGCGGGCGGGAGACCCATGAGCCAGCGGGAATGTGCCGGGTTCAACTGGCCGCCACTTTCCATCCGTGCATCCGAGCCAGTCAGCATCTCGCCAGTGGCCGTTAGTCGGGCCGGGCCGGTCGCCAGAAATACTTGGTCCTCCAAGCGGGATTTGTGGTCGTGCGCTCTTTTCGCGCTCCCAGTCGCATGCCCGGTTTCCGTCGATCTCGGCGTGGCCCAACCCGCCAGTCGCCCCACCGCCGTCAACGTGTCCGCTACGCCCCTGCTGTGGCGCATCCCCGAGCTTTCCGCATCCTCCGCTCGTGGCGTCGGCCATCCCGCGAGAGCCACCGTCTTGCGGCTGCTGTCGTTGTTGCCCGCCATGTTGTTGCCGTTCTGCGCCGGCGTTCCAGCCATCGGCGTCGGCCATCCCGCCAGCATTACAAAGTCCATCAGGTCGTTCGACCTGTCCGGGTTCGTCGCCCGCTTCGCTTGACCGCCGCCCGTCCCGTCCGATGATTGAGAGGTTGGCCAGCTTGCCGTCGCTTGCGCCATAATAGCTAGATTTTTGCCCGCGTTCAGACGTTGCAACCATTTTCCCGAATACGTTTGCGGATCTTTTGTACGGCTCAAGTTTTCGTCGGCTGTCTGAGGTGTGGGCCACGAAGTAAAGTCTTTGTCGGATATGCGGCGCGCCGACGCCCGCAGCGCAAAGATCGAAAGCCCCGACGGCGTAGCCCTCTTTTTCCATGTCAGCGTGAACAAGGTCGAGCCAAGCAAGGCCATCCTTGCTTGCAACTTGCTCTCCAAAGATGACTGGAGGGCGGCACTGGCTGATGAGGTGATGCCACGCTGGCCACAGGTGCCGCTCGTCAGCAAACCCTGTTCCTTTGCCTGCCGCGCTGAAAGGCTGGCACGGACAAGATCCGGTCCAGACGGGGCGGTCATCCGGCCATCCGGCTTTGCGCAAGCTGTATCCCCACACTCCGATGCCTGCGAAGAAGTGGCATTGAGTAAATTCAAAAAGCTCATCTGGTCTGACATCTTCTATGCTCCGTTCATCTACTTCGCCGGGCGCAAGATGCCCCCGTTTGATCAGTTCCCGCAGCCATGCGGCAGCCTTGGGATCGTTTTCGTTATAATAAGCTGTCATATCTTCACCCCCATGTCCTTTAGTCCTTCGCGTGCAAGACCGACATAACGCTCAAAGTCAACGTCCGCCGGCAGGGCTCCGGGCAATGTCATAACTGGCCTTGCGCCGTCGGTCTTGGGCACCTTGTTTCTGTTCTTGGCGTAGGAAATCTGCTCATCCGGGCTAACCTCGGTCGAGTAATAAAACCGCACCGCCTTGCCCAGATACCCGCCACGCCAGACGCCGCCACCCTCAACGCGTCGGATCGAGACGAACTTGGTGATGTCGGGGCATAACCTGATCGTTTCTTCAACAGGTTTTGCGGTTGCCAGAAACGCCGCCATCGCGTCGGCCACGATCGTAAACTCCGGGTTCTTCGACAAGCCGGGCTCGGCGTAGACGCCCTTGCGCTTCGTGGACCCGTCCAGCTTTACCGCAATGTAGTTGTTCACGTCCCGGCTGTGGATTGCGCGGTAGTTCGATCTTTCCAGTTCAAAACTGGTGTCGAGCATCCAGTCGAACGTAATCTCATCAATGGCGGCCTCCCGGCGCTTGTCGGCGAGGACAACGATACCATCGGTGTTGGCGCTCACCACCCGCACTCCTGCCGTCTCCAGCCTCTCTATGAGCATCAGCAGGCAGAGCTGTCCGGTGATCGTGGTCTGGATCATCAGCTCGGGCGCGTAGAGGGCGCTGTACATGCTCCCCAGCTTGCCGAAGGATCCGTTCACGACGATCTTGAGCGTGTCCGCAGTCAGCTTATCGCCCGCAGTCTTAGCCTCCAGCCGCCGCGTGACGATGCTCTGGTAGACCTTCAGGAAGTCGTCGCCCATGCTGGTCGGCGCGAGGCGCAGCTTTAGAATGATCGAGGGGTAGTAGCTGGCGACGTCAAAGTCCGCGAGGATTTGCTCCGGCCCGGCAACGACGCTCTGCGCCTTCTCGCACGAGTGCAGGCCGCCAATGCCCATCTGGTACTCGGTCTTGCCAATCCGGATCTTCTGCTGCGCCAGCCAATCAGGCATGCGCACCGCGCCATTCGTGCCGATCGGGAAACCCGTCTTCAGGATGCGCTCAAAGATCTCCATCAGGTTCGCGTCGCGAAATCTCACAATTAGCGGATCTTTGTAGCGCACAACGCTGCCGGCCTCGGCCCTGCGCGGGCGGTACTCCTTCCCGGTCATTTCTGTCAGCTCGTGCTTGATCACCGCCTCGGCAATCTGCGCGTCGCTCTTGCTGCGCAGGTCGATGCCGCCATACTGCTTGCCCATCTCCGCGCGCAGCTTGATCGCCCCCTCCAGCTTGCGGAAAAGCGCCTCAGTCGTATTGAGGTCATTCAGGCAATATCGCCGCAGCTCCACCCGCTGCTCAGGCGAGATGCTGGCGTCGGGCGGGATCGGCAGCTCCTGCATGGTCGGGCAGTGCAGGCGACCACCGTAGATCTTGAGGCTCGCCTGACCCGGCGCGACCTCGATCAGGTCAATGTGGTCCCACTGCTGCGGCACCCGGATTTGCCGATCGCGCGCCATGCGCCACGCCGGGAGATTACTTTTGATGATGTCGTCGGAGAGGGCCTTCAGGGCAGCGCAAGTCGCACCGTTCAGGGCGTGCGCAATGACGAACAGGTCGTAGCTGTTGCTGTTGAAGCCGATTGTTATGTTGTTGCGCATCAACTGCGACACGCGCTCAGTGTTCAATGGATTCTTATTAAACATCTCAAACGCGGCGCTCTTGCCACTTTCGATATCTTTGAACATGCACAGGAAATAGTCTTGGTAGACTTCAACGTCGACAATCAACATGAGGAGTAGCCTCAAAGTTTACAGGAAAGTCAGCCGCCCGG